GCCAAATAACCTCCGACCCCTGCCCGATTTCTCGAACATTTTACGAAGGTGAATCTTAACGCATGATTACCGCGGCCTGACTATCAGAAAAGATTGGAATTTACCATCTTTCTTGTATAAGCCCGAGCTTCTGTAATTCCAGAATCCGTCTAAAGAAATTTCGATTTCTAGAGATAGATATAGGTCTTACAGGAGGGTCCATAAAGGGATTAACTTCCCCTTTATAACTCTTCATGCTCTTGATTCTTCCAGTGATGTGATCTAGCATTAAACGATAGAAAGAATTTATTCAATCTAAGTCTAATGACCAAGGCACATCACCAGGAGGACCTGAGTAGCCAGTAACTCTCTTTGGAAAACTATTTAACAATTCAATATAATTTATTATACTCAATCGATAAAGAGCCTTACTAAAGGGGTCAGGATTAAAATTTACATTAACCGGAGATCGGAAGAAACTTGTAGAATCTTCGGACCAGCCAAAGTCCTCTAAAACTCTAAGAGCTTTATGAGAAACCTCAACTGCGGATCTCCATTCATTTAATAACAGCTCATAACGAGCGTGCTCTAAATGAATTAGCAGCGTATCCGAAAACGAGTATGTAAGCGAATTATGCAACTTCAGAGAAGCTGATAATCCAACATACGTCGGAACGAATCCGAAAGGACCTGCTACCGTCCAAAGAAGATCTTCTCTTAATCGATGACTTCGCTTCTTTTGATAAGAAAGCAAAGGCATAGATTTATTAGAAAATCTATCTTCTAAGGCATCAAAAGACCATTTCATTCCCTTCTCATACCCATCTTTTATTAGACTAGGATAGTTATAAGGGTTTTTCAACACTAATAACATATTCTTAGGTCCAATAGCGGATAGGTCTGACTGAGGAGTTATTAATCTTTTCGCAAATTCAAAGACTCCATTTTTGGAGACTAAAGATTTCGAAAGATTAATATCAACACCAAATCAGTCTCTCATAATATAGAGGTAACTCATTGCAACTGCTTCCCCGACGATTACAATATCGTCGCCAAGGAGGGCATAGGCTCTAAAGGGTAGGATTTGTCCTACTCTGAGCGCGGCAATTTGAACTACTATATGATGGGAGAAAGAGAACACTGCTCAGGATGATAGTGCTCCCATTGGTTGACCTACTGAATATCTGTAATTTCTTCCTTTATGAAAGAAGTCACGGTTAGTCAATAGTTTTCTCCAATAGATAGCAACTCCTTCATCAAATAACAAAGACAAAATTTGACTTTGAAATTTGATTGGGAATCTATCAGTCGCTGCAGACAGGTCAAAAGAATAATAAACCTCATTTTCATAAGTTTTACGATTCTTTCGAAGGATTTCTAAGGGTTTTGACTGATCAAATGTTCCGTCCATTGGTAATTGTTTCAATAGTTGGAACATAGAATCATGAAGTCCTTTTA